AACATTATCTCAAGGCGCATAAGCTGCTTTGGCCGGAGGACAAGCAGCACCGCTGGTTCGTCCTTGGCATGACCGCGATAGTTGAAAACAAGGTTTCAATTTTCCTTGGATGCGCGAACAGCGGAAAAACTTACCTGATGTCGTCCCATGCCCTAATTGACTTTTGGGTTTTCCCGAACACCTCACTCGCCTTGATTTCATCCACTGACATTCGTTCGCTGGAATTAAGAATTTGGGGGCATGGCGTAAAGAATCTTTTCAACCGCGCCCGCGCCCGATTCTCCTGGCTGTCGGGATTCGTCCTTGAATCGAAAATGGCAATTGTTCCCGATGATATTGATGAGGATGGAGAGTTTGCGCGTTTGATTGATAAAGGGATTGTGTGCGTTCCCTGCGTCAGCGGTGGTCGCTTCGTTGGAATGTCGAAATTTCAAGGGGTCAAACCCCCTAACTCCCCCGGCAAATCTGACGGCATTTTGAAAAGCTACAACGACGAACTTGCCGTGATGCAGTCGAGCATCCTTGATGGTTTTTCAAACTGGATGAGTAATGATGGGTTCAAAGGCGTTGGCGCGGCGAACCCTACCGACATTTCAGACCCCGCCTGCATCGCCAGCGAGCCGAAGGGCGGATGGGATTCTTTTGTGGACAACGGAAAAACGCAGACATGGCGTTCGCGCTGGCATGACGCTTTTGTGGTCTCGTTCGATGGGCGCGATACGCCGAACAATGACGAGCCGAAAAATAAATTCTCGTTCCTCGCAAAAACAAATTTCGTCCAATCCTTGATTGATACCTATGGCGCGGATTCGTGGCAGGTCTATCAGCAGGGCATCGGCAAGCCATCTCGCGGCATGGTGTCCAATCGCGTCATTACCATCGGATTATGCGAGAAGCACAAGGCTTTTGATTATGTTGCGTGGAGGGGGACGCCGCGAACGAAAATTTATGCGCTTGACCCCGCTTACGGCGGCGGCGACCGATGCGTTGGCGGCGAATGTGAATACGGCGAGGACAAGGACGGAAACCAGATTTTCTCCGTTGGCAGTCCTGAAATAATTCCAATCCGGTTGAATGATTCGCTGGACGCCGAATCGCAGATTGCCGCCTTCATTTTTAACCAGCACAAGCGGTTGAACATTCCGCCGGAGAATATCTTTTACGACTCGTTTGGACGCGGCACGCTGGGCGCGGCGTTCGCAAAACTGTTCGGTTTCAACTGCCCTGTTCCGGTGGATTCCGGCGCGCGGCCAACAGACAGGCCGGTTCGGTTTGACCTTTTTGTGGATGAAAAGAACGGAATGAAGCGGCTCAAAATGTGCAACGAGCATTACTCAAAGTTTGTGACCGAGATGTGGTATTCAACGCGGGAGGCGATAGAATCCAATCAAGTCAGAAATCTTCCGATGAACGTGGCGCAGGAGGGCCAGTTGCGCCTTTTCAAAACTGTCATGGGCAACAAAATTGAAGTCGAGTCGAAGGACGACATGAAGGAGCGCGTGAAGAAAAGCCCAGACCTTTACGATTGGTTTGCGGTTGCGTTGGAGGGCGCGCGCCGCCTCGGTTTCAAGATTGAGCGCATTGGACGTGAAGTTGCATCGTCAAAACAGGAGGAGGATTGGTTTGACAAGGAGGCAAAGCAGTGGCATGATGCAATCCATGCAGGTCTTTTAACTCATTAGTTATGTGGATATTGAAATCCTATGAAAATCCGCTTCCGAACAATTATGTGTTCACACAAACCACCGGCATCGTCCACCAGTTCTCGGCGTCACCCATCATTGATGAAGTGGTCAAGGCTGTCAGTAATTTTCGCATCGCCAACAATCTTCCGCGTGCCAGTCTTGCCGAAACATTGGAGGACGTTGACCGGTTTAATTGCTCCGTCAGAAACAACGACGAACGCTGGTGCTGGAACTGCCTTGGAACTTTTGAAAGCGTCCGCAAAAACCACAGATTCATCACGGCGTCATGCCTCACTTGTGGAACGCCGATAACACAAAACTGATTTTATGCCCAATTTTTCCGAACCAAGCAAAGTCCTTGACGTTATTCGTGCGGGCGATGAGAGCGAGGAGGATCGTGGAAGCAACCGCGTCCTGATAAACCGCGCCGCCAACAACGAACCGCTGATTGACGAGGACGAGGCCGAGCGTTTGGGCATGAAGATTTACAACCGATGGGGTGAATTTATGAACGCCCTGTCCCATGCCCGGCGTCAATACGTCACAAACTTCACTTCGCAGGACACTTACTTCACCGTCTCGGTTCCAAAAGCCCCGGAAGAAGTCCGCGCTGACTGGGGGGATTTAATCACGGAAGCCATCAACGACATAATGAAGGAGGGCGACCATGAGCTTGATTATTTCGAGGTTCAACGCTCGAAGTGGTCTGGCGTGGTTTCTCACGGCATTGGCCCGATGATGTGGGAGGACAAATATGCATGGCTTCCGCGTTACGTCGCCATTGAAGATTTGCGGGTCGCAACCGACACGGAGTTGAGCTTCCGAAACCTGACTTGGTTTGCCGTCCGAATCGCCTACACGCCGGGAGAACTGTCGCGCAAGGCGTTTTCAAAAGCCAACAGCAAGTTCAAGTGGGATACAAAAGCTGTTGCCGCGATTTTGCAAAACGTCAAGGAGTGCAACACCACGATGGCTGAAAATAATTATGACTGGAACAGCGTGCCTGAAAAGTTCGAGGAAATCCGAAAGCAAAACGCGGGTTACTGGTCTGGTGACGCCATGCCGACAATCAATCTCTGGCATTTCTATCACGAGGACGACGACGGAAAGTGGTGTTTGAAGGTCGTGCCGGAAAACACCACGTCCGGTGCAACCCCTGAAACCGATGATGCTTTCATCTGCCAAAGTGAAGGCCCGATGGCTGACACATGGCGCAACATTATTCACGTCCAGTTTGGAGATTTGAACAACAAGGCTCCGTTCCTTTATCATTCAGTCCGCTCGCTTGGATTTGCCTTGTTCGAGCCGTGTTACTGGACGGATTACACCCGCTGCCGCCTGTTGCAGCATACGCTTGACCAGTTCAACATTCTTCTTCGCATTGCCGATCCGGTTGACAGGGCGCGGGCGCAAGTCCAGGTGTTTCAGAATCTCGGCATCGTCAAGTCCGGCGTGTCCATCATTCCCGCCGCCGAACGTCATCAGGTTGACGCGCAACTCGTTGAAAGCGTCATGGCGCAGACGAAGCAGCTTCAAGCCGAGGCGTCAACGGCCTACACACAGGGCATTGACAACGGCACGGCGCGGGAACAGACCGCGTTTGAAACTGGCGTCAAGGTTCAGCAGAACAACGCCATGCTTTCCGGCCTGATGCTGGTAGCCAGAATTTACGAACGCGCCGCCGCAAAGGAAATCTGCCGCCGATTCTGCCTTAAAAACTCGGATGACGATGATGTTTTGAAGTTTCAAAAAGCCTGCAAGGATTCCGGCATCCCGGACGCATGGATGGATGTCAGCAAGTGGCGCGTGGAAATCACCATGCCACTTGGTGGCGGCAATCCTACAATGGCGATGGTTGAGTCGGAGAACGCCATGAAACTGCGCCCAATGCTTGACCCATCCTCACAGTCCGACGCCCTGCATGACGCCGCCGTGCAGATGGTTGGTTCGCGCCGTGCGCGCCGCTGGATTAAACGCGACTCAAAAGCCGTGTCCACCGCCGTCAATGCCGCCGCCAACGCCTTCCCGCTGATGATGCTCGGTATGCCGCCGGCCATTCCCGAAGGACTCAACCCGATTGAGCAGATTCAAACCCTGCTACAACTCGCCATGCAATACATCAAGAAAATCGAGATGACGACCAAGATGGCGAAGCCGGAGGAACTCATCGGACTTCAAAATGTCTCCGGTTACATCGGCAAGCTGGTTCAAGGGATGCAGGGCGACACCGGCAATGAGCCGAAGATGAAGCAGTTCGCACAAGCGTTGAGCCAGTTGAACAACGAAATTAAGAAGTTGCAGCAGCATCTTCAAATGCAGATGCAGAAACAGCAGCAGCAAAATGGCAGCGCCGACATCCAGCAGTCCATGATGGAGACGCAGGCCAAGATTGCCGCCAAAAACGCCGAGACGCAGCAGAAATTGAAGGCAAAGGAACTGGCTGACATCCAGAAACGGCGGCACAAGGACTTGGGATTTGTCCAAGACCAGCAGCGGCAGAATTTGAAGGCCGTGGCTGATACTGTCAGGCAATCAAGGCAGCCGCTTGAAAGGGAGTGATGAAACACATTCCCACAATCATCATCAAGCCTATTCAGCCGGAGAATCATCGTTATCAGACTTGCGGTGATTACACCTACGACCGCGAGGGAGACACGCTGACCATCTTCGTGAGTCGCATGGATGATTGGCGGAGCGAGCTTGCTGTGGCTATTCACGAAGCCGTTGAATCCGTGGCTTGCATCGCCGCAGAAATCCCCCTGACGGATATTGATTTGTTTGATATGGAGTTTGAGAAAAATCGTCCAGCCGACGACTTGAGCGAACCCGGCGACAGTAAAGACGCCCCCTATTTCGAGCAGCACGTTGCCGCAACCTTCGTAGAGCGAGAGGCGTGCGCCAGGCTTGGGCTTGACTGGGTGAAGCACGAGGCCAATGTGAATGAAGCATGAAGGACACAAAGGACATTACCGCCCTGTGCGTGGACGCCGGCCTGTTCATCCACGTCGCCCGCCGTCTCGCCCGCGAATATAAAAAGGTTCTGTATTGGTCTCCGTGGGAAGTTGCCTTTCCCCACTTTCGGGACGATGTGGTGGGCGACGGCTACCCCGAAATCATCCGTGTTGAATCGGTTGAATCCGTCTTGGACGAAATTGACCTTGCCGTGTTTCCCGACATCGGCTATTCCAGCCTTCAAAAGCAACTCGTGGCGCGTGGAATCCCTGTCTGGGGCTGTCGTGACGCCGATGAGCTTGAAGCACGCCGAGGGAAATTCATCGAAGTCCTCAAGACAACCGGATTGCCAGTCCCACAAGTTGAGAAAATCAAGGGTGTGACCAACCTTCGACTGTTCCTGAAAGACAACCCCGATCAATACATCAAGGTTGACACCTACCGGGGTGATTTTGAGACGTTCCACTTCCGCAGCATGGATGAGGATGAAAACATTCTGGACGACATCGCATCGAAGTTGGGGCCGCTCAAGGAAAATCTCACGTTCTGGGTTTTCGCTCCGATTGAAACTAAAATCGAGGATGGAATTGACACCTATTGCGTGGACGGCCAGTGGCCGGAAACCATCATTCATGGAATGGAAAGCAAGGACAAGGCATACATCGGCGCGTTCCAGAAATTTGCCGATTGCCCGTCCGAAACAAGATGCGTCAATGAAGCGTTTTCGCCAATCCTGAAACAATACGGCTACCGTGGAATGTTTTGCACGGAAGTCAGAATCACAAAAGAGGGAGAATCATTTTTCATCGATCCGACTTGCAGAATGCCAAGTCCACCGAGCCAATGTCTCTGCGAAATGATTGGCAACCTCGGCGAAATCATCTGGCACGGTGCCAACGGAATCCTTGTCGAGCCAGAACAAACCGCAAAATTCGGTGTGCAGGCCATTTTCCACGTTGACCGCGACCACTGGGGCGTGTTCAAAATACCAAAGGAAATCGAGCAATGGGTCAAAATCTCATTTTCCTGTCAGTCCAACGGACTCATCTGCGTCCCGCCTGACCCACAGGGCGTTGCTGAAATTGGCTGGTGCGTCGGCATTGGGGACACCATTGAAGGAGCCATTGACCACCTGCGCGAAGTAGTTGACCAGATGCCCTCCGGCGTCAATGTCGAATTCGGCTCGCTCACCGACCTGCTCAAGGAACTTGAAACCGCCGAAAAAGCCGGAATTGAGCTGACCGAGGATGAAATACCAAAGCCAGAAGTTGTTTTGGCCGAGTCGAAATAAATCAACCCGGCCAAAACCAAGAGCCGTAGCCGTTCGTAGCTCGCCTCACAACGACCTGACATAACCCGAACCGACCATACCTGTCCACTCCCAGCCGGGCCACAACCATACCGGACTCTTTCGAGTCCCGAACCAAGCCTGACCTCAACTGAACATAGCCAGCCATCAACTCACCGCACCTCGCCGGGCATTACTGCCCCGAACCCTTCCGCAGCGCACCAGAGATTTGCTCGCCACGCAAAACCCGACCAATCCCTACCGGCTTCCGAAGAAGCCCGAACCAAACCATACCGGACAACAACCCGTCCTGACACTGCCTAGCATCGGAAGGCCAGACCAAATATCAATCATCCAACACTTCAAATGCGGTTACGTTGAACCGCCCGAAGCTCGGACGAAAATCGCCGACGCCGATCAATTTCCCCGCCGCCTGAATTGTTGAGTTCAAAAGCTGCGGGTCAATGTATTCGGCCAAGTTGCACATCAGCACAATTTGAGCCTTCCAGCCCTCCTTGAACGCGGGACGACTGCGCGTGATGGCGTTTCGCTGAATGACAACGCGCCGCTTGTCGAGATAATCCCAATCCTTCGAGCCGAGCGATGCCAGCGGCGTTAGGCTGACAATCGCGGCCTTGAACAAATCCATCGCCGACTTGCGCGGGCTGCGCGGGTCTTGCTGGAATTTTGCCGCGTGGATGATTGAGCCGCGCAGGTATTCTCCCGGCAGACAGATTTCACCCTTCTCGTTTCGAGACACATACGATTCCACGTCATCCGTCTTTTTCTCAGCGCTGCCCTTCTTCGCCTTGGATTTACTGTCAACCGATTCGCAGTTCCAAGCGTGAAAAAGGAGCGGGCAGACGCCCGTTATTTCCACTTGAACCCGATAGGGCATTTGCATTTCGACGCCATTCGATGCGCCATTTGTGGGACTCTCACCGCCAATGCTGGTGAGCCGATTTTTCTCTAATGTTGATTTCATAATAATATGAACCTTACCGCACCCCAGCCTGCCGTGCCTGAACGCACCGTGCTCAACCAGAATGCTTTTCCGCAAAGCACACCCCACTGAAATTTTACGCGAGACTAACCGAGTGGCCGACTCAAGACAGCGAGATGTGCAAATTTTGTTTGTTGGACTCATGCGGCGTAAAACGCATTTACGAAATAAAAATACCAGAATTTTTACGGGTGTCAACTGTTTATTTGCCAGCAATCTTTTTTCCCTTCCCGTATCGCCTCCCGAACCGACTCCCTTTGGAATCTTCTAATGTGCTGCATCGGAATATGAACCTTGGTCGGAAGCCAACATCGGCATAATTTGCAGGTGAACAGCCCTTCCTCTCCTTGAACGCTCATTTTAAGCCTCGTCTTGGCCTCCAGCAGCCTCTTGGTGGCGTCGTAAGCCATTTCCCGCGCCATTGTGCCACCCCGGTTGAAATCGCAGTCCAGGCACTGCGCAGCGCGTTTATTCGCCGTTTCCGCAGTCACCGGCCTGCCACCATCTCCCAGCCATGATTTGACCGTGGCGCGGAATACCTTGTAGTCAGACCAAAATTGGCGGATTCGGATGAGTAGTTTCATGCCCCAAACCATACACCAAAGATTCCCACTTGACAAACCCCATCCACCTGTGCGATTGTTTCTCGCATGAAGATTGCAAATATAAATTTGGCCGTGTCCAGCCCGCAAGGGCAATGTTGCCGCAATCTTCATTTGGACACGGCCTTTTCCTTTCATATTCATGCTTTTTAAGCCAACAGACCAACCCGAACAAAACCCGATTTCTCTTGAAATATCGAGGCGGGGAGCGTCGGCTTATCGCCTCAAGGCCAACCTCAAGCGAAGAGATGATGTCCCGCTTAATGTTGGGGCCTTTTCTGTGGAGGAAATTTTAGCGGCCAACCGTCGCCACGATTTACAATACGGGTGGAATTCAAAATTCACATCCATCTACACCAATGCCTTTCGATTGCCGGAAACGGTCGCCGGAAGATTGCCTTGGTGAGCAGTTAGCGCCCACGACAGGGAGAAACAACAGACACTCCCGCCGCCGGAAACTGCTTAACCAACAACTCAACGACTCCCGCGCCGCTTTACCGCATGACCGTTCCGGCTACCCATGGAAGAGAGGGAGACGAAGGATAAAGCGCCATTGCCCGACACGGGCTTGGAATCCTCTTACCCCTCCCTCTTCAAGTCGGCAGTTCTCACAACACGCCAATGAACTTCAGTGAAATGCAGTAAGAGACGTAAAAATGAACTTCGGCGAAGGGCGGGAGTCTCGTAACCACGGTCCAATACGGAAAGCCCCTCCCCCGCCACCCCGTCCCACCCCCTCCTCCCTGGCGCAAAAGAATGCTTACCACCCAAGGCCAGCACACCACAA